CGCAATAGACATTATGGCTGAGTTTTCAAACTCCCCCATATATCTTGAGGGTGACAACGAAAAGTCAAAAAAATTTATCGATGGATGGCTCAAGAAGGTTAACATATGGGGTATTAAGGATCAATACTTTAGAGAATATTATAGATCTGGCAATATATTTCTATATAGGATCGACGGAAAGTTTAGCTCTCAAGATTTATTAAAGTTGAATTATGTATATGCGTCGCAAACATTAAAGCCGGGCGAAATACCTGTAAAGTATATACTTTTAAATCCATACGACATAGTCAAGGATAAAACTACTGCATTTCAGGATGGAGTCTACAAAAAGGTTCTGTCAGAGTATGAGCTTGAGAAACTAAGAGAACCAAAATCAGAAGAAGATAAAAAAGTTTTTGATTCGCTTGACCCCGAAACTAAAGAGAAAATCAAAAAAGGCACATTTACACAGGAAGGCCTAAAAGTAAAGCTGGATCCTGAAAAACTTATTTATTCATTTTACAAAAAGCAAGATTACGAACCCTTCGCAGTTCCATTCGGTTTTCCTGTTCTTGACGATATAAACTGGAAGCTTGAACTTAAAAAAATCGATCAGGCTATCTGTAGGACGGTAGAAAATGTTATATTACTGATAACTATGGGGGCTGAGCCTGATAAAGGTGGAGTTAATCCAAATAACCTCAAGGCAATGCAGGAGCTCTTTAAGAACGAAAGTGTAGGGAGGGCATTAATCGCCGACTACACAACCAAGGCTCAATTTGTTATACCAGACTTAAACAAAGTGCTGGGTGCTGAAAAATATAAGATAGTCAATGAAGACATTAAAGAGGGTTTACAGAATATCATTGTAGGTAGCGAAAAATTTTCCAACACACAAGTTAAGGCTGAAATATTTCTGGAAAGGTTAAAAGAATCCAGAAACGCATTTCTAAACGATTTCCTGCAGCCTCAAATTAAAGAAGTTTGCAGGAATATGGGATTAAAAAGTTATCCTATAGCGAAGTTTGAAGAAATAGATATTAAGGATGAGGTTCAATTCCATAGAGTAATAACTAGACTTCTGGAGATTGGTATATTAACTCCTGAGCAAGGAATTAAATCTATGCAAACTGGCTTGTATCCAAATCCGAAAGATTTATCTCAAGTTCAAGAAGAGTATATAGAGCAAAGAGAAAAAGGATTCTACAATCCGCTTGTGGGTGGCATCCCTATGATTGAGAGCGTACAATCTGAAAAAGATAGAGACTTGCAAGAAGACCAAATGGAACAGCAAACTCAAATGCAGAAAGAATCTATTAAAAAACAAAACGAAACAAGCAATAATACTCCAAAGGCTCCTGGCCGACCTAATGGAACAAAAGAAATACCGCTTGAAGCTGCAGAGAAATACGGCACCAAGAATGTTCAGCAAACTATCTATAAAATAGAAGATCTACAACAACATGCAATCGCAAAATTTCGAGAAGAAAAAGGTATTGAAGATATCAATGAGGGGCATATGAATTTAATCAATCAGTTGTGCGAATCAGTTGTATGCTCAAAAGAGAGTCAGCAGTGGAAAAGAACCATAACTTCATGCATAAAGAATGTAGATAAAATTGGAGATTTAAGCGTAATTAATGAAATTCTAGACATTGGAGATGAGCATGAATTGACAAACTATCCGTCCGCTATATTATATCATAGTAGAAATAAATAAGTTTTTAGTGTACATAATTATTCATGAAGTCTAAATTTAAATATAAAACAAAATTTTCAAATATAATTTCAGCTTCTGGCGAAATTGATTCTCCTGAGATTGGAATTAGTAAAGCATCTTTAGACTCGCTCAAAGGCATCATTCCAGAAGATGTTGATTTGGAAGCAAATGTAGACTTGCTTGCAGTAGCTTTTAATGGCGCTGTAGTAAATAAATTCAATAAAAATGGAGACGGAATTAATTCTGGATCTGCAATTAAGATACTTGACCAATTTAAACACAAGCCTACAAATATAGAACATCAAAAACAAAAAGTAGTTGGGCATATCGTTTCAGCTTCATTTTCAAGTTTTCTAGAGAATGAGATACTTTCTCCAGAAGATGTTGAGAATAGCAATCAGCCTTTTAATATTTCACTTGCATCTTTAATATATAAAACAGTTAATCCTCAATTTGCAAATTTAGTCGAGCAATCAGTTGACCCAGATAGCGAAATGTATCATCAAGTTTCAGCAAGTTGGGAGATCGGATTTAATGATTTTGTTTTAGCTGCAGGAAGTAATGATTTAAGTGAAGCTGAGATTATTGAAGACGAAAATCATATAGAAGAATTAAAAGCCAATCTTAAATGTTTTGGCGGAGACGGAGTAATGGAAGACGGATCCCCTATTAATAGGTTAATAGTAGGAGAAATCCTACCTCTTGGAATCGGTTTCACCTCTAACCCTGCGGCAGAAGTAAAAGGTTTGACAGTTGGTTTAAAAACTCAAGATGAGGAAGAAAACGAAAAAAGTAAAAAAAATATTTCACAAAACATCAATTCTGATGTAATTAACAAAAAAAGTACTATTATGGACAATAACGAAATTTTAACTAACTTAGTGTCAGCACTTGAAGAGCAAACCTCTAATAAGAAGTTCTCCGAAGAAGCTGTGGCAACTGTTTCTAAAATTATTAACGACGCAATTCTTGAGCGTAACGAATCTTTCGTTCAAGAAAAGGAAGAGCTTGAGAACGAAAAAGCTGAATTATCCAAAGCTGCAGAAGAAAACGCAGAAGAGGTTAAGAAGCTTCGTGAAGAACTCGAAGCAGCCACATCGCGCGTTTCTGAATTAGAGCAAGGCCAAAAACAACAAGAGGCAATCGCTCGCTTTGATTCGAGAATGTCTGTAGTAGAAGATATTTATGAACTTGATGATGAAAGTCGTCAAGTCGTAGCTAACGAACTTAAGAACCTTGATGAGTCTGAAGAAAGCTTTGCAGCTTTCCAAGAAAAGCTTCAAGTTGTACTTAAGCATCAAAACAAAGAATTTATCGAGAAGCAACAAGAAGCGTTCAACACTAAGCTTGCTGAGGCAGTTGAAAAGAGGCTTGAAGAGTTGAAAAGCGGAGGCACTTCTGAAGAAGAAGCTGTTGAAGAAGCTATTGATTCTGTTGAAGCTGAAGAAGCGTCTGTTGCAAATAATAATGCAGAGTCCTCCGAAAAGGAGCCAACTCTTAAGGAAAAGTTTCAGAAAGCTTTCTCCGAAGACAATTTAACAATTAATTACTAAAATAAAGGAATAAATAAACATGGCTATTAGACTATTACCGTTTAGAGACTACGACGAACATGATGTCGTAAACTTATTCAGAAGTGCTGGAACTTTAGATAAATTTATCGATCTATCTGACGCTGCCAAGAGATCCACACCAGAAGGTGACGCTGGCGTTTTCGTCAAGGTTGCTGCTGGAGATCTTACAGGCGACTGGGATCCAGTTGACGTAACAACGAATCCGACAAGCTTGCTCGGAAAAACCGACTACCCACATGTTGGGCGTAACACATACCCTCAAACAGCATTAGCTGTTAAGCCAGCAATGAATGCAGCTACAGATAGTTGCATTGGTATTACACTACGTCAAACTGTTGCACGTGATGAGAATGGAGAAAACCTCCTTTATAATCCGGTCAAGAAGGATGAGCTTTTTGGAGTTCTTCCAGGTGAAGCTGTACCAGTTCTCTCTAAAGGAATGGTAACTTTGACTGCAGACGCTCTCACTGGAGCAGGAACTGTAGGTCAACTGCTTGAATTGGCTGATAACGGACAGGTTTCCCCTGTTGATCGTGGAGCCGCAACAAACCAAGTGGTTGGTCAAATTCTTGCAGTTGGAGATCGTGATGATGATTCTGGCTCGCAAGGTGGAACCAATGTTTTTGGTAATGCTGGAGCTCAAACAGGAGCCTATTACATCGTCAAAATTGACTGTGCATAATTTAATAAAGAAAGGTAAAATTTAAACATGAAAATTACATTAAAGAGAACAGACGAGCAAATTGAGCTAGTTAAAGCTATGGCATCCAAGAACCGTGATGTTGCATACGAAGCGCAAGTTGCCCTTGCAGAATTTATCGGACCCGTACTTGCGAAAGTTATCAATCAAGCTCCAACGCTTAGTAACCTCTTCTCAAACTTCGCGTTCAATGCGGACGAAAGCCCAAGCATCCCAATGGATCTTTACTATGACATCACCGATGAGGATTATGTCACAGTTTGGAGCCAGTCGGCACCAGGCGGTCTTCCTACAAACACCGTAACACCTATTGGTGGCGAAATGAAGTTCACGACCTATCGTCTTGATAGTGCCGTTGACTTCGATAAGCGTTATGCTCAACGTTCTCGCATGGACGTTATTAGTAAGTCGTTTACTCGCGTTGCTCAAGAGATTCTCATGAAGCAAGAGCGTAACTCAGCTACTCTTATGCTTGGTGCATTGGCTGAAGCTGTAACTAAGAGCAAGAACCATGTCATTAAGTCCAATAATGCTGGACGTCTTATTCTTGACGATTTCAACAAACTGCTTACTCTTGGTAAGCGTATCAACACTGCTTGGACAGGTGGAACACCTGAAGG